ATGGAAATACTAACTTTACGCGATCAATTTGCAATCGCAGCTATGCAAGGTGAGTTGGCGGCTCAAGGTGAAGATTTCTCTTGGGCAAATGAAGAAGCTCTAGCTGCTCGTGCATATGAAGTAGCAGATGCAATGCTTGCTGAGCGCTCGAAACATGTCGATTCGCACAAGGAGCCCTCTCATGGATAACTACAAAATCAAAGTTAAAGATGAAGCGGCGAGCAAAGAGGCTCAGGAGTTGTTTTTTGAGTTGGGCTACAAAAAAGAATGTTTTGTTCCTGCTGGTTATCCAAGATGGATTGCAACAACAGATAGTGGAGAGGATTACTGGTACAGCACAGGATTTGATTCAGTTTCACTATTAGAAGGATTTAAAGAACTCACCCTTCCCCAACTCCGTGACCTTGTTGCACAAAGCAAGTTAAAAGCCCAAGGCTTGATTAGCGGGGCTGAGGCAATGATTGCTGCACTTGACGACCAAGAAGTTGAATACAGATGGGTGGATGGTAGCTGCAATTGGCGTCCTTTTAATGATGAGGACTGGTCAGTAGAAGACTTAAAGTCTGGAACATATAGCTTCCGCCTCAAACCGCAAACCATCAAGCTTGAGTTGGAGCTGCCGAAGCCTTTTGAGCCAGAAGAAGATTGTCATGTTTACATCTTAGATGATGGAAAAACAGATGGATACCGTCGTTATTTCTATGAAGTTCATGGCGATAAAGGAAATGAATTTATTGGTATTTGGAAAACTGAGGACGAGATCAAGCAAGTTGTAGAGCAACTCAGAAAGATACGAGGTACTAACTCATGAATATGTTCGCTAAACCTGAGTTGCTCTGCCCTAGCTTTCCTTACTTGGATTTGTCTAGTGACATTCAAGTAGAAGGCGAAACGGTTTATTTCGACCTTACTTGGGGTTGCAATGTCCTTAATTGCCAGATCAAAGCTGAATCATCTTTTGATACTCGTGAAGTAAATGACCAGTTCAGTGAATGTGCTCGTGATCAGCAATATGAAGTGCTTTCAGTAGACACAAGAACTCATGCAGTAGTCGTAGATAAAGACGGCATAGAGTCACCTACAGGACTACGTTTCAAGCTCACAGAAGCACAAGTAAACAGCTTAAACGAGCAGCTTAAATACTACGCCGAAGAGTTGGCTGATGAAGAGTTGAGAGGTGGGTGATGGAGACTAAATACGATTGGTCGGATGCACCCGAAGAAGTTCAATTCATTGCGCAAGATTCAAATGGTGACATTTTTGGATTTGATGTTCCGCCTGTGCCAATGACTTACGGGAAGTGGCTTCCAGCAAATGAGTACCTTCACTTCTTTGGCAATAAACCACGAAAAACAATTTCAGATTGGGGATTGTCATTAGAACAACGCCCAGTAGAAAAGAATTAGGAGAAGATTATGAATGCGCCAGTAAATACACAAGTTAATGAATTACAAGTATTAGAACACAACGTAATTGTAGCGGCTTTCGCTAAACGTGGCGGTACAGATGAATTGTATGAGCGCATTGCTCAAGAAGTTTGTTCTCATGTGCCAGATGTAAGCACTAAAAAAGGCCGTGATGCGATTGGTTCGCTTGCGTTAAAAATCAGTAAGTCAAAAACACTTATTGAGAAATGCGGCAAAGAATTAGTAGCTGAACAAAAAGCCCAAATCAAAGTGATTGATGATGATCGAATCTCAATTGTTAAGAAGCTTGATTTATTGCGCAATGAGGTTTTGGCACCACGCGATGCTTGGGAACAAGCTGAGAAAGATCGTGTTGAAAAACATCAAGCAAATATTCGTGCAATTAAAAGCCTTCATGACGAGCGTACTCCTTATCAAGAGTCTATTGAAATTAAAAGTCGCATCTTAGAGCTTGAAGGTTTTGAAGTAGATACTTCATTTGAGGAATACGAGCAAGAGGCCAAACTAGCAAAACTTGAGACTTTAGACAAGTTACGCACTGCCCTTGTGGATCGTGAAAAATTCGAAGCTGAATCTGCCGAACTTGAACGCTTACGCAAAGCTGAGCAAGAGCGTTTACAACGAGAACATGAAGAACGCATTGCACATGAAGCTGCTGAAAAAGCCCGCCTTGAAGCTGAACGTAAAGCCAAAGAAGAAGCTGAACGTGTAGAGCGTGAAAAACAAGAAGCTATTGCAAAAGCAGAGCGTGAAAAACGTGAAGCCGCTGAACGTGAAGCTCGTTTAGTTGCTGAAAAAGAAGCTGCTGAATTACGTGCACAACATGCTGCCGAAGCAGAACGTAAACGTATTGAAGCTGAACAAGCTGCAAAGCTAGAGGCTGAGCGCAAAGCAGAAGAAGCGCGCCAAGCTAACCACGCACACCGTAAAAAAATCTGTAATGAGGCACTTAAAGGCTTATTGGCTTTGGGTATTGATGAAGCAAAAGGAAAAGAGATTTTGCAAGCAATCAATAAAGGCCTAGTTCCACATGTATCTATTAAGTTTTGAGGATTAAAAGATGAGTAATATTGTTTTGTCGCAAGTTAGCAAGATTGCATCAGCTTTTAATATGCAAGATGTTGATCCTGCTGAGTTAGCAAATACTCTTGTTAATACAGTATTTAAGAAAGCAACAAATGATGAATTTCTTTCTCTATTAATTGTTGCAAACCAGTACAAGCTAAATCCTTTTACAAAAGAAATCTATGCATTCCCTGCCAAAGGTGGCGGCATCACACCAGTTGTTGGTATTGATGGATGGGCACGCATTATTAATGACAATCCTGTATGTGATGGTATCCAGTTTGAACAAGATGAAGAGTCATGCACATGCAAGATTTTCCGAAAAGACCGTAACCACCCTACTGTTGTTACCGAGTATTTATCCGAGTGTCAGGGTAATTCAGAACCTTGGAAAAAATACCCAAAACGAATGCTACGTCATAAGGCTTTAATTCAATGTGCCCGTGTCGCCTTTGGCTTCTCAGGTATTTATGACGAAGACGAAGCTCGTCGTATTGATGATTGTCATATCCCTACCGTTCAGACCGTTAGTTCAGATCTTCCACAAGGTTATGAAGCTTATGAGCAGCAGCATTTAGATAACATGCGCGCTTTGGCAATGGAAGGCACAGAAGCTTTGCAAACTGGCTACGCTGAATTACCTCAAGGCGACTGCAAAAAATACTTCTGGACTAAGCATAGCGCTTCATTAAAAGAAGCAGCTCAACAAGCTGATCAACCACAAGGACAAGTGTATGAACATTCTCCAGCGTAGTGATGATTGGCATTCGGAACGCTGTGGCAAAGTCACAGCAAGCCGAGTTAAAGATTTAAATGCAAAGCCAAACAAAGGCAAAGCTTTAAATGCATTGGGTTTAACTATTCTAGCTGAGCGCCTAACTGGCGTTCAGAAAGAAATCTTCACTAACCAAGCTATGCAATGGGGAATCGATAACGAACCTCATGCAATCGCGGCTTATGAAAATGAAACGGGTAACTTTGTAGTTGGAACAGGTTTAATTGACCACCCTTTCATTGAAATGTTTGGAGCTTCGCCAGATGGACTTGTTAATGAAGATGGTCAAATCGAAGTTAAGTGCCCAGACACTACAACGCATTTGAATACCCTGCTGACCAAGCAAGTACCAGATGAGTACATCCCACAAATCACTAGTCAGTTAGCTTGTACCCGTCGTGAATGGTGTGACTTTGTGAGCTATGACCCACGTTTACCAGAAGAGTTACAGATCATCATTATTCGTGTCTATGCCAAAGACCTAGAGATTAAAGGCTTAGAAGAAAATGTACGCCAATTCAATAAACAAATTGATGAGGCAATTGAAGAATTAAAGGTGGCAGCATGAAACAAATCGAATTAAACACAATTAGCGGTACTTCTGACCAAATCGCTGAAGAGATTTTTAAGAAGATTATCGGCCCTATGGTTGATGAAATGAATAGCCAAGATAAAGACTCAGCAAAGGTTTTCACCTTCTCAGTAATGTGGCTTGGTATGGCTCTATATGCTGCTCAATTTGAACCGCACAATGCCAAGAAAACAATTCAATTTAGTGTTGATCAGTTCATGCAAACGTTCGACAAATTCAGCAAAAGACCGAGCTAAGGAGCGGCAGCATGACAGATTTGAATAATCCAGAAACTATCGAAATACATGGCTTAAGAACAATTACCAAGCTTTGTCATTTTGGTGCAGATAACAACATGGAAGGCTGTACTTTTACTGAAATTGTAGAGCGTCTATTTGCAGAGCTAGAAAAAGCCAAAGCTCAGGCGGTGCCAGAATGGATTTCAGTTGAAGACCGCATGCCTGAGTCATTACGAAATGTGCTTGTTTTGATAGATGCAAACCCCGTTAAGAACCAAAACCAAATGGTTGCTCATTTTATTCCTAAGTTCACTGAAGAGTATCACGGTGATAATGATTGGTATGACTATGACGAAGATCGCGGCTGCGGTTATGTCAAAGAAGGATGGTATGCAAATACGGCTTACATTGGTGATGAGTATTCTAGTTATTTTATTGAGGAAAAAGTAACTCATTGGAAGCCACTAAAAGAAGCAAGCGAATCGGGAGCTGAGGGATGAATGCAAAAATTTTAGATCCATGCTGCGGTTCAAAGATGATGTGGTTTGATCGTCAAAATCCAAATGTAGTATATGGTGATATCAGAAAAGAAGAACATACATTGTGTGATGGTCGTTCTTTAGTGATTGAACCGGATGTGATGATGGACTTTCGCAACATGCCTTTTAATGATGGCCAATTTACTTTAGTTGTGTTTGACCCTCCTCACCTGGTGAAAGCAGGAAAGCAAAGTTGGCTAGCCGCCAAGTACGGGAAGTTGTCAGAAGATTGGCGCGAAGATATTCGCAAAGGTTTTGCAGAATGCTTTCGTGTGTTGGCCAATGGTGGTGTTTTAATTTTCAAATGGAATGAAACACAAATCAAAGTTAGTGAAGTTTTAGCGCTCACAGATCAAAAACCATTGTTTGGCCACATTAGTGGAAAGCGCAGTAACACACATTGGATTACTTTTATGAAAGCGGAAAGTAAGGAGGAGTAAATGGGACAAATAGTTAAAATAGAGGCTAGCATTCTAGAAAAGATTGTTGCTGTAGCTGAACGTATTGCTCAGTCAAAAGAAGAACGCCGAGTTGGTCGTGAAGAATTTGCACACATGCTCAATATCGAACCTGAAACTCTAGACGCTCGGATTCGTGAAGGCAGATACCAAAGGCCATACAAGGATGGGCGAAAAAGTTTTTGGTTATTGTCCTACGTGCAATCTGTCGTTACAGACACAAAAGAATCTGGTAAAGTAGCCACCTATTGA